GGACGGTTGTGAACAGGCTTAACGAAAAGTGGGACCTTATACCAATTAACCCCCGTTCTATACAATTCAGAGTGGAAATACACGGCTTAAAACTCAGGGCCTCCGACGGATCAATATTTAGCAAAGGTTCACCGCCCTCACTCTTGGATGAGAAAACGGGGTGGAAGCCGGTGATACGGGTATAGTCTTTTTCAAAGGGTTAGAACTGTGGAAAGCCGATTCTTTTTTGGGGTCGGTTTTTTTATTAAATATTTTCACCGCCACGCTTGTTTCTGCCGTAACGCCCCCTATATTTGCCCCACTATGAAAGCATTTGATACTTTAAAGTCTTTGACTGACACTGGCGCACTTAAAATTGGCGATAGTGTTTCTAAAGATTTGCAAGGCGCACTTGGTCCAGGTAACTGGAGATTTGCTGGTGGAGTTAAATTTGTTGATGACAACAACAAATCTAAAAGCTTGACTGATCTTGATCAAAAACAAGTTGGCAAAAATAGCAGAACTGAAGTTGATCAACAACACACACAAACGCAAGAAGATTTTGCAAAATCTGAGTTGTACAAGCGACTTTCTCCAGAGCAAAAGTTGAGGGTTGATCGTGCAATTGACATCACTTACAACCTAGAAAAGCTGAACAGTGACCTTATTGCAGAACATGGTGGCAAGCCAAGCTTCTTGGTGAATCCATCTGCGTTTACCGTAAAAGATCAATTTGCCCGTGGAGAGATTCAATCAATCCAAGGTGAGTTTAATGCTATCGCATCTGACCTGTATCGCACATATAGAGATCAGATGATCAAAAATTATGATGTCGATGATTCTCCTGGTCCTAATGAGTTGGAATCAAACTTTGTTAAAACTCCAGAATATCTAAGGCTTCAAAAACAGTACAGCGACAAAACCAAAGATGTTTTGAGGCGTGGTCCTGCAACTATGCCTAATGAACCTAAGAAAACTGAAAAAGCAAAAGAAGAAAACAAGGCAACTCCACCTCCAGCATCGACCCCTTCAAAAGGTCCTTCTGGCTCTACGCCGCCTCCAGCAAAACTTCCTCCTTTAAGTGAAGATGACTTGGGTAAGTACAAGCGCAAAAAACCATCGGAACAATAAGGAATCATCATGGCAAAAGACTCTATTGAGTACAACCTAGATTCTTTCATCGCAGAACAAAAACAACTTGGTCGTGGTGATGATGAATTAAAAGAGTTTATTGGTAAACGGTTTGGAGATAAGGCTGTCAAGTTGCACTTTGACAAGTCTGAAGAAAAAACTGCTGAAAACCCAGTTACAGAATTTTTTAAACAAATTCCGTCAGAGGTTTTAATACCTGGAGTTGCTGCATTGGCTGGCGGTGCAGGTGTAGGGGCTGGTTATGCTTTCAAGTCTTTAAAAGACAGGATGGCAGAGTCTAAGGGTGCGCCACCAAGGATTGATCCTTTAATGGATGTCAATCAAAGACCGCCTACTGGCAAGATTGAACCTGACTTTAACAAGCCTGCACCTTCTGTTGTGCAAATAACAAAAGATCCAATTGAACAAAGGTTGTTTGAGATATCTCAAGCACAACAAGCCGCCAAAGCACAGCCTGCTGTTCAAGCGCCTGTAGCACCTCCTTCTGTTCAATCTCTTGACCAATCTTTTGCGGCCTCTGTAGCGCCCTCTGTTGGCGCAGAAACTCCTAACCCTTACATGAATGTTGGGGCAACTCCTGCCGCACCTTCCGCACCTGTGGCACCTACACAGCCAACTCCTGCCGCCACTGAACCAAAGAAAACTGGTGGTCGCCCAACCAAGCAAGCTGTTGCCGCTGAAATGGAAGGCAAGGTGTTCAAAAAAGATTTTGGTGGGGCCGATAACTATCTTGAAAAAGAATTTGGTCCTGACATCCGTAGGTTTATGACTGATGAATTCAATCAGGGCAAGCCTTATGGTGGTGGTCAGCCAGCTATGGACAAAGCTTATGCTGACATTAAAAAGTATGACACATGGCTAAAGGAAAACATTCCAGAGCAAACATTAAACCGTACTGAACGAAAAGCTATGGGTATTCCACCACCCAAAAACTATCCTGTGTTGGGCAAAGCAATGAAGGTTGGTGGTGCCGCTGGTTTGCTTATGACTGCTGGTCAAGCCGCCAATGCTAGAGAAGCTATGGGTAATGTTGCTGAAGCGTTATTGCCCTTGGGTATGACCCCATCTGACCTTGCTCCAGGTACACTGACCAAGAAGCAATTAGATGCCTACAAAGAGGCTCAAAAGCTTGGCAGTCCTTACCGCTCAGTACCACCGAGGTAATCATGGAAGTCCAACAACTATTCAATGCCATTGTCAGCATTGCAGGGTTTCTTGCTGTCTATGTGATCAACACATTGACTAGACAGATTACCAAGCTTGAAGACAAGATCAACAATATGCCTCACGAATATGTCATAAAAGATGACTACCGTGCTGACATTGCAGAGATCAAAGACATCCTGAAGCAGATCTTCAACAAGCTAGACAACAAGCAAGACAAGACCTAATGTGGACCCTCTCACCCTTCTGGCGATGGCAAATGGCTGTGTTGCCGCTATCCGCAAAGGGTGTGAGTTATACAAAGAGGTAAAGGGGACTGTTGCTTCTGCTCAAAAAACGGCAAAAGAAGTACAGGCAATAGCAAAAGAAGTCGGAGGTTTTTTTGGATTCTTCAAGAAGAAACCCAAGCCTGCTGAGATTGTTGCCCCTAAGGCTAAGAAAGCTGAACCAGAGGTTTGGGATGAAGGTCGAGTTGTGTCTGATCTGGCGGCTAATCTGTCGCAATTCTTCAAGGTCCAACAACAGCTTGCTGACCACATAAGAGAAGAAGAAGAAAAGTCCAAAACTGTCTATGATCCCAATCAAAACATCATGGAGTCTGCGTTAAACAGGGAGTTAGCCAAGACACAGTTTGAGAAGTTAGCCAAAGAGATCCGAGAGATCATGGTGTATCAAAGTCCACCCGAGTTGGGTAACTTGTACACACGGGTTAACGCAATGAGAGTTCAGATCATTGAAGAGCAAGAAGAAGCAAGGTTGGCGCAGGAGCAAAGGCAAAGAGAAGCGGCATGGCAACGAAGAAGAGTGATAAGCGCAGTCCAGGACAAGGCAATCTATATCGGAGCCTGTATAGCAATTCTTCTTTACCTCGCCCTGTTCTTCAGTCTTCTGGTAATGGATCGAAAGGTAAGATGGGGTTTCTAATTGCCTTGGTGTGCATGGTCCTGGTGTTTCTGTTGATGCTTCCATTGATTGGCAGTATCTACTACGACACTCTTGCCGCACAGAAAGAAAACAAAGTTCAAATTGAACGGATGGAGCGTTTGCGACAACAGTTAGAGTACGACCGTAAACAACTTGAAAGGCAAAAAAATGATAACTCTATTCTCATCCCTGGTCAGTTTCCTCATGGGGGGCCTCCCAAAAATCCTTGAATTTTTTCAAGATCGTGCTGACAAAAAGCATGAGTTGGCCCTTGCGGCAATGCAGACAGAGCGGGAGTTGACCCTAAAGAAAGCTGGCCTTGAAGCGCAGGAACGTATTGAGCATATACAGACTGAGCAAATCCAGATCAATGCAGAGGTCACCAATGCCCAGACAGCTATGCAAGAGCGCCAAGCCCTCTATGCCCACGATATAGCCCTTGGTGAAGGTGCCAGCACCTGGGTGATCAACATGAGAGCGGCAACCCGTAGCGTCATTACCTACGGCATGTTCATTATGTTCATGTTTGTTGAGGTCTTTGGGTTCTACTATGCTTGGCACACAGATGTTGCTTTTGATACAGCACTCAACCAACTGTGGGACGATGAAACCCAGATCATTTGGGCTTGTATCGTAAGTTTTTGGTTTGGTGGTCAGGCGTTTAAGAAATGAACGTCAGCCCTAAAGCTGTAGAGATGATCAAGCACCATGAGGGGGTGCGGTTCAAGCCATATCGTTGCCCAGCACAACTTTGGACAATAGGAGTAGGACATGTTCTTTACCCAGATCAAGGCAAGTTACCAATGGATCAAAGAGGGTCTTACCCGCTTAAACCAGAAGATAACCGCACGTTTTCAAAGGACGAAGTAGATGGAATTCTTAGAGCCGATCTTGCAAGGTTTGAACGTGGAGTGGTCCAGTTTCTTCCAGTCATACTTACCCAAGGTGAATATGATGCTTGCGTTAGCTTTAGCTTCAATGTTGGTCTTGGGACATTACAAAGATCAACCTTCCGTCAAAAGGTTATTCGGGGCGATAAAGCGGGGGCTGGTGAAGAACTTTTGAAGTACTGCATGGCAGGTGGAAAGATCCTCAAGGGCTTGCAAAACCGCCGTATCGATGAAAGAGCCCTTTTCCTCAGTGCATAGGGTCGCCTAAGATCCTCTTTATGTGGGCATCGCTACACGCCTGAAAGAGTTCTATCTGTTTGTATAGATGTATGACTTCTTCAGTCACATCTATTTGCTTGACGATTTCACCCTCTGGTGTGCGCTCAATGAGTGCATATTGCCATGTGTTCATATGTCTGTGAAGAAGAGTATTGATATCGACACCAAGGCGGCTACTACAAACCCAAGTAATAGCACTAGGAACCAAGCAAAAATATCAATCAGCATAATCTTCTCCAGTAATTTCTTTAAATACTTTCATGGCCCGTTGAATTTCTGGCGGTTGATTTTTAAAAGGGCTTATATCGTGCCCATTGAGTCGGTTGCTGTACCACCGCAACATGGACATGACGCAACCTAGCAACTCAGGTGCATTAACTATTAACAAAGCATTTGCCCGTTTTTCCTCGTCTGGCACTGTACGTCTGTTGGGAATGTTGGCAATAGTTGTGCCGTGAACTCCAGGCTTACGCACGGTTATGCTGTAAGGGTTAGTTGTCCAAGGTGTTTTATACCGTGTGTTATCGCTGAAATACCAAGGGGCTGGGGTGTGTTTGTTCATACGGCCCTCACTACTCTTTGACTACGCCCTGACCCGCTCTTCTTTCTAAACCCAGTGTCGACAATCAACCCTTTTCTGAGCAAGGGTGCAAACCTGGGGGTGATGCTGTGGGATCTGTACTGATACAGCGCCCGTTCTACTTCTTCTGCTGTACAGCCATTGGGGAATTCTTTGATGACCTCATAGACCAGTTGCTCAAGGTGGGCAGACTGCACTGTCTCAGCGGCTTCCTTGCTGGTGTCTGGGTCTTCTGTACGTGCCATTTGCTTGGGGTTTGTGCCAAACAGTTTCTTAAACCAATTCATAGTTTTTCCTTTAGTTGGGGTACTTGCATTGCTTTCCCCCGTTTGTTTAGATACCGCAACCGCAGATCATCTTTCCGTTAAACCCTTGTACACAGCGATAAGGCTGATACGTTGGGCAGGCGGCTGATGCGACTGTTGAAGCAAGCACGAAAGCAAGGACAAATAGCTTTTTCATTCTTTCACCTTTCTGTTTTTAACACCGGGGGGACGACCTCTGCGCTTTGTGGGCGCACTTGGGGCACTTGGTTTACTGCCAAGATCCCAATCTTTTTCTTCAACCGCCTGCACAATCGCTTGGATCTTGCGGATCTGGTCAAAGTCAAAAGTTTCAATGGTGATCAAGCCACCGCCAATAATTTGCATTTCAAGTTTATACATTTCAATTCCTATTCAAAAGGGTACATCATCATCAGCGATTGGGGCGCTTTTGCGTGTGGGTTCAGAAGACTGTCTAAAGGTTTCGCCTTTCTTTTTGATTTGCAAAGACATCCACTTCCCGTCCTTGCCATCTTTGATCCAAGCGTTTAACCAGTACTCAACGCCATCTACGTTGATAGACCCGTTGTAGTCACTGTGGGTTTCGTTCTCCTTCTTTTTGTTTTTAGAAAGAGAACCCCTGTTCGTTTTGTCAAATTCAGCCATTTTTTGCTTTCTTTATTGCGGCACGTGTTGGTGCGTCCAATTGATTAGAGAGGTAAACCTTTTGATCGGCCTCTAGTTGCTGTTCGTCAATCATTGCCAAAGCATCAACTGCCTGACCCTTCTTGACCAACTCTGTTACTGAAAGTGCCATCTCTTTCAGAAATTCTTTTATGTCGCTTGGTAGATCTTCACCAATGCCAGCCCTTGGCGAAATAACTGGCCCCGCTGTCTTGCCTATGGTTGCGTCCAGTGCATCATGCTCAACGATTTCAAGGGCGGCAACCCACAAATATCGGCGCAGGTATGTCTGTACTGCCCCAAGATTTTGGACCTCATGGCACCCCTTTAAAGCGGCGCTAGACATAGGACTGGTGATGACAATGCGATCTTCTGGTTTGTCAGTGTTCACAATCGTCATGCTGGCTTCTTCTTTGCCAAAGCTGATGATGGAAGTAAGACCAACCCGCTCAAAGATCTCCATTGCCGGGATGATGAAGTCTCCCAACTCAAAGTAGTAGTAGTTAGCAAATTTGTTGTGCCCAGACTTTTTAAGGGGGGCCTCGTGAAACTGCTGTCTAGCTATGTTCAATCGTTTATATACATTCATTTCTTTTCTCCAAAAGCCAATTCATATTCTGAGGTGATGATGTGGTGTTGATCATCTTCATACAGGTCGCTAAAACGTCCAAAGTGGTTTTCTTTACAGCATGACCACTTGTCGTACTTAGGTTCCAGGCAGTAGTAACAGTACTCTGTATCTGACTGCATAAACTCTGCTTTCAGTTGTTGGTAAAACTCTTTCACAGTGTTGACTCCAAATATTGAATAGATGAATCCCGCATCAAGTCCATGATGTCTTGTCCATCAGGTGTTTGTACGCCTTTTAAAACATACTCATCAAGCATGTCTCGCTGATACACAAGCACCAGTCGAACTTCTCTGTACTCAACGCACTTTGTGTACTGTTGCATTGCCATGTTGTAGTGAACAACATCCTTTTCCCAGGTCATCGCTTACCCCCAACTACTTTTAAGGGCTTGATTTCTTTTTCGGGAGGGGGTGGCTCCATAGTGAGACTGGGTGGTGTCCAGCCATAGCGTTTCCAAGTGGCCTGCACATCAGCACCGCTTGTCCACAGATAGTTTTTATGCTCAACATGCACCCAGGGACGGGTGATCTTTGTGCCTTCAGGTGGGGTCCAGTTCATTGCTTCTCCTCAAATGGGTCGCCCCAGGTTGAATGCACACCAGTATGCATATTGAGATACCCATCATCTTGTTTGATGATGACTTGACCTTCATCAGATATCCATGTGTCGCCTGACTTGACATATGTATGCTCAGTCGAAGCTTTGAATGAATCACTGGTGAAGTACGTGATGCCAGAGAACAGGTTGGTGAAGATGCTCATAGTTTCTCCGCAATCATGTTTGCAAGCGTTTCCTTGACCTGCCAAGCTGCATAAGTATCGTCACCCTGCAACAGTGCCGCAAGTGCCTTAGTAAGGCTTTCTTGGTGCTTTAAGGCACTGTGACTGTCGCCAAGCAACTCAAAGAAGAATGCATCTTTGTTGACTTTCTTGCCACTCAAGTCAAACATCCAGTGATGTCGATCTCCAAATTCTTTGATGATGGCTTGAATTGCTTTTTCACGCTCCACCATCATTGAATCTGCTTTGTCGATGCTGGCTTGGTGCTGGTTGAGCAAGCCGTCAAAGTGTTGGTCAATGCTCATTTGACCTCCAAATCAATGTTGTGGGAATGAATCCAGATCAACGCATCTGTCTTGCCAATGATTTTTGCAAGAGGTCTTGCGATGCTGTCCCATTCAGCTTGTTTTGCTTCAGTATTGCGATGCTTTTTGTAGGCATGCAACACGTTGTTTAATTCTGCGTTGATCTCAATTAAGTCGCTTAATTTCATTTGGTTTTCCTTTGAACTCCGACATGGAGTGAGTGGACTGTATTTGCTTTATTGCCTATTGTCAAACACAACATCATAATACCTCACCTAGTCCTGGGGTTATTGCATTTACCGACAATAGTTGCTACTATACCGCTATGAACATTCAAGACCTACAAAAGCACACCACCCTGTACAAGGTGGCTTTGCTTCTCAACCTTACCCCTCCCGCTGTCTACAAATGGAGAAAGAGTGGCATCCCTCCTTTGAGACTTTATCAACTGAAAGAACTGAAACCTGAATGGTTTGAAAGGAATGAAGATGGAACCTGAAGACGAAGCCTTTGAAGAACTGGCGCTTAAACAAGGCCAGTGGCACCACACCAGTGGCTGGCGCAAGCACCAAATTGAACAAGTGAACATTGCATTTGACATGTCTTATGCCGATCACGTTCGTAATGCTTTTCTTGAAGAGATTGCTGATGATCTCGAGAAAAAGTTTACTGGCCCGTTTGGCAGAGACACAGTGTCATCTTTTGCCGCATATATCAGGGGTATGAAGCGATGACACCAACAACAAGGTTCCGCTATGTCGAGCGAGACAGCTATGAACATAACGGCGAACATTTCATACATCCGCATAGAGTCCGCATCCTTCAGCAATGGTGGGACAACGACATACCAGGATGGAAGGCTCCCGGTGAATGGCGTGATGTGCCGTTGGAGAAAGAAAAATGACTTGGCCCTTCCCACAACATCCCTTGCCACCATACAGGGAGCCAAAGAACCGCAAACCTACCTACCCAGCAGATGCAGAGGAAGCGCCGCTATGACACAAGATTTAAAAATTGGAGACATTGTGCAAGTCCACCCCGACAAAGAAATGTTTGGGGCTTGCATGGTGGTGGTGACAGAACTCAAGAGTTTTGGCATTCAAGGGTATGTGCAGTCTGCTGGTGTGCCGGGACAGCAGTACATCCGCTTGAAGTTTGATGAATTTGAGCCTACGGGCGGTAAAGCTGTGTGGGTTGTTGGAGAACAAACATGATGCGTTTACCAAAGCCAGCAGAAACAAATGTCACGTATGAAAGACGGTACATCGGTAGTGTTTACACAGCAGAACAAATGCGGAAGTATGCCGCCAAAGCTGTTGCCAAAGAGCGTGAGGCGTGTGCCGAGATGTTGGATGCCGTTGCCTTAGCTTGCAATTCAGTAATCGTGCGGAGCCTGTTGCAACAAAACGCTCAAGCAATTCGAGCAAGGAAATGGTTATGACAAAAGAACAAGCATTACAAATCATCAAGCTGTTGTCAGCGGTTGAGTCATGGTCATTTGCAGACAATCACCGAATGCCCGACTACCTGTATGAACAAATTGAAAAAGCTATGGAAGTGTTGGAACAAGAGGTGCTGAAATGACACAAGATGAAATCATTGAGATGGCAAGACAGGCGGGCTTTGACGAACACCATGCAAAGTTTGATACACGCATTGAAACCTTTGCCAAGCTGGTGGCAAAGAAAGCCACAGAAGAAGGTAATGCAAGAACATTGGCCGCACTTATGAGAATCAAAGGTGAAGCATGACTAAAGACGAACTATTAAAAATATTTGATTTAGCAACAATGCAACACACAGATTACGGCTATGAGACATTAAGGTCAAAAGTGCAAGAGATTGCAAGAGAAGCATTGGCAGAACACGCCATGCAAGAGGTGCAAAGGCTTGGGCAAGAGATTGAGAAAGAGCAATGTGCCATGGGTGAAGTGTGCCTTGGCTGCTCTCCAAGAAGCGATGACGGTAGCTG